AGGTGCAAGTGCTACAGTGTCGCCTGCTACAACAACGATCTTAGGATATTCTAACGTCATAGTATCAGTTTCTTCGTCAAAGCCAATTAAGGTAGCAATAATCTCATCGCCTTTAGTGGTTTTAAGTGTAACCACTTCGCCGAGTAATTCTGTTATATTATACAACATGTTGTGTTTTCCTGTGGTTATAGTGAACCTAGGCTAGTAAGCCCAAGTTTAGTTTTAATAGTATCTACGCCTAATTCGTTAAGTCCCGCGAATCCGCCTTCAACAAATAGCTTGCCTTCTCGATAAATCTGAGGCATAGTTCTATGACCTTCGTTGATGACAAACTCTCGAGCAACGTCATCTGTATCTATGTTTACTTCTTCAAACGGAATATCATTGTTTTTTAATAGAGCCTTTGCTTGTAAGCAATAGCCGCAATTGTTCTTTGAATATAGTGTAAGCATTATAAACTTAATCCTTTAAATGTATCCTGATCTACGTCTTGTTTTGTGCCGCCGATAACATAGCTTGTAATTTCTGTTTCCTGCGGTGCTACTTGTACTTCGCCGCCGCTGATCCATTTTTGTGTCCACGGTAGGGGATTACTTGCGCTAGTAGCATATGGCACAGTTAATCCTACTGAGCGCATACGCTTTGCAGCAATCCATTCAACATATTGTTTCAGTAGTTCGGCATTGAGGCCAATCATGCTTCCATCTTTAAAGAGGTAATCAGCCCAATCCTTTTCTTGACGAACTGCTTCCATAAACATTTCCAACGCATGTCCTTCACACTCAGCAGCAATCTTCTCAAAGTCTTTGTCGTCTTGCGGCAATAACTTTAACATCTGTTGTGTGCTAGCTAGGTGAACATTTTCATCGCGAGCAATTAGTTTAATAATCTTAGCGTTGCCTTCCATCTTCTTTAGTTCAGCAAACGCCCAACTACAAGCAAAACTTACATAAAAGCGTACACCTTCTAAGATATTAACACTCATCAAGCATAGCCATAGCTGCTTTTTTAGTTCATATAGATCGACTACAACTTTCTTTCCGTTGACAGTATGCGTGCCTTCACCTAAGAGAGTGTACCAACTGTTCATTTCAATCAGTTTATCATAGTTCTTACTTATAGTATCGGCACAACTTGTAATCTCTGTCATTGAACTCATTTCGTCAAACACCTTACTTGGATCCGAGTAAATATTACGAATAATATGTGTGTAACTGCGACTATGAATAGTTTCACTAAATGCCCATGTCTCAATCCATGTTTCTAACTCAGGAATACCAACAATAGGCAAGAACGCTAGATTAGGACTGCGACCTTGTACGCTGTCAAGTAAGATCTGACGCTTTAGATTACTGGTAAAGATGTGCTGTTCATGTTCAGTAAGATCTTTAAAATCCTTAGCATCACGAACAATATCAACCTCTTCTGGTCTCCAGAAAAAACCTAACTGCTTTTCAGTAAGTTTATCAAACTGGCGATACTTTAGTACGTCATAACGCTGCATAGTAACGCCGCCATCGGCATCTAGGAACATCTTAGACTGAGTGTGATCTTTTGTACTTTTAGAATTATAAACAGAAGTAGCCATAATGTATTCCTAACTTTTTAATTAAATTTTGCAACTGTCGCAGTCGTCTTCTTGAATAACAGCATCGTCTGCTAAAGGCGCAGAGGGTTGTTCAATATCCATTTCACCTTGTCCGTCAAAAGTGTTGTTATAATATAGCTGCTTGCCGCCATACTTGTAAAACATTACAATATGCTGTAGTAGTAAACTCATTGGAATCTTTTCATCCTCATAATGTTGAGGATTGTAACTTGTGTTTACACTGATGCCTTGGTCAATATACTTCTGAAGCACTGCACAAATCTTCAAATAGCCTTCCGGGCTCTTTTGATTCCACAATAGATCGTACTTGTTTTTAAGGCGAGGATAACCAGGTACTACTTGCTTAAGTTGTCCGTGCTTGCTGCCTTTGATGCTAACGTAACTGCGCGGTGGCTCAATGCCATTTGTACTGTTGCTGATCTGTGCAGATGTTTCTGCGGGCATAAGTGCCATCAGTGTGCTGTTACGCACACCATACTGTTTTAGGTCCTTGCGTAGAGTTTTCCAGTCCATGCGCTCTTTGTGCTTTACTAGTTCATCAACTTCACGCTTGTAAGTCATGTTCGGTGTCACACCGTCTGCATACTTAGTTTCGTTGCTCTTTAGACATGCACCCTTTTCCTTAGCTAGTTTTATACTTGCTTTAATGAGATAATAACTCCAAGCTTCTGCCCACTCATCTACAAGTTCTAGATTTGGATTCTGATAGTTAGTGTCATTCTTAGCTAACCAATAAGCAAAGTTGATAATACCAATGCCTAGTGGACGACGGTTCATTGTGCTTAGTTCAGCGGCAAGAACAGGATAGCTTTGATAATCAAGTAACTCATCTAGCGCACGTACTGCTAACTCACATGTCTTTTCGAAATCTGATGGATTCTTAATGTTGCCCCAGTTAATTGCGCTCAATGTACAAAGACTGATTTCACCGTTGGTATCGTTAATATCGTTCAGCGGCTTTGTGGGCAAGTTGATTTCACAGCAAAGATTACTTTGTTTAATTGGTGCAATATCTTCCTTAAATGAACCGTGAGTGTTTGCATGATCAACATTCATTAGATAGATACGACCTGTGTCTTTGCGCTCTTGCACAAATGCACTAAACAAATCAATTGCTTTTACGGTCTTTTTACGTAAGCGAGTATTGCGTTCTGCTGTTTCGTATAGTTCTCTAAACTTGTCTTGATCATTAAAGAAGGCATCATACATTTCAGGAACATCATGTGGTGAAAACAGTGTAATGTCACCACCTGTGATGAGGCGCTCATACATCAGCTTATTAAACTGTACACCGTAGTCCATGTGGCGTACACGGTTATCTTCTGTGCCTTTGTTGTTCTTTAGTACAAGGATATCTTCTACTTCTAGATGCCAAAGGGGATAATAGAGCGTTGCTGCGCCGCCGCGAACGCCGCCTTGCGAGCAGCTCTTGACTGCTGCTTGGAATAGCTTGTAGAAAGGAATAACACCTGTATGCGTAGCATCACCACTACGAATAGGCGAACCAATAGCACGAATGCTTCCTGCGCCAATGCCGATGCCGGCCTTTTGACTAACATACTTAACTACTGCACTAGATGTTGCGTTGATGCTGTCTAGACTGTCGCCGCTTTCAATTAGAACACAGCTACTGAACTGACGCTGTGGAGTACGGACACCTGCCATAACAGGAGTAGGCAAGCTGATATCAAACGTACTGATAGCATCGTAATAATCTTTAACGTACTGTAAACGGGTCTCAACCGGGTACTTGCTAAACAGTGTTGCGCTAATCATTATGTAAGCAACCTGCGGCGTTTCAAAAATTTGATTTGTTGAACGATTTTGTACAAGATACTTGCCACGGAATTGTTCCATAGCTGCATAAGTAAGCATGTTATCGCGTTCATGCTTAATGTAGTCGTTTAGCTGACTGATTTCATCTTCTGTATAAAACTCTAGAATTTCTTTATCGTAGAAGCCTTTATTGATATTGTTTTTGATAATTTTCAACAAGTGCGGAGGATCGAAGCTACCATATACATGCTTACGCAAATGATAGTTAATTAGTCTACCAGCTACATACTGGTAATTTGGTGTTTCTTCGCTGATAAGATCAGCCGCGGATTTGATCAATGTTTCTTGAATATCGCTGCTAGTAATGCCATTATAAAATTGAATATGGCTTTTAATCTCAACTTCACTAGGACTTACACCGCTGATACCCTCACAGGCATGGAACACTACCTTATGAAGTTTATCTAAATTTAGTTCTTCTTTACTACCGTCTCTTTTTGCAATTAGAATAGGCTTGGACATCTACTATATTTCCTGTCGTGTTATTATGAGTTTTGTTTCTAGAATGTATATATTATGTATTATATAGCATTGTACTTATCTTGTCAAGAGCCAAACTTATCTACAGCTATAATGTGACTAGAAAATTTAGTAGAATTGTTTTCGCAATAATCTAAGCTAACTATAGAATCCTGCAGGAAATTATAGACACGCTCGTTATAAACAAATACCAAACCATCGGCTCCAGTTATGTGATTACTTATCACATCAAATCTGCATTCAGAGGGTTTAATGAGTTGGAGATTAAGTAGAGTACTAGCAATGACTAATGTTAACCCAGATTGACAAAAGTGTCCCTCACTTACAATCTCAAATGGATCGGGCCAATTTTCTGGGGTATAGTAATCAAGTATTCGGCGGTCAATTTTAATTGTAGAGAATGCATTTATTACATCATCTGCTGTTCCGTTAGCAGGGAATTCTTGGCGGAACTTCCTCCAAGCTGCTAATCGCTCAGAGTTACTCTGTGTCTTTGTGAACATATTACTTCCTAATTATAATGAACTCCAACGTTTAACAAGATACTTCATTGCTAATTCGCGACCCACTGAATTGGTTACATTAAAAATGATATTGGTCCCAACTAGCGATGCATTAAATGTTACGTTGCCGGATAGTCCAGTATCAATCATTTCACTAGCAACATCTTGAAGTAGAACCGCGCCGGTACCGCCGTTGAATTCAGTTCTACCTGAAACAAACATTGTGCCTACACGCTGATAGTTCTCGCCTGTAACAATTACACTACTAGCTTCAGTGATACTATAATCAATTTTATATGTATCATAAACATCAATGCTCTGTGTTAGGCTACTGATGTTGCCGCCACCCGATGGAATACTTGCAGAGTTTAATTCTGCGTAGGATACAGTCCTATCACCTAATGCAACACTAGAACGAGTCTGTAATTCAATATTTGTTTTTAAATTCACAAGACCCTTAATATTTTCGTTATCTGGATCTGGTCGCTCAAAGAAGATAGTGTTTACAAGTTTGTTAAAGTCCCGTGCTTCTTCTCTGCTAGAAAAATCAATCTCGTCGTAGGTGTTGTTTATAGCTGCTTGATACTGACCTACGGTTCTTGTTAGAGCTGAGTCGGTAGCGTATTTGACGCCTACACCAGCAGTAGAGAATAAATCAACTAAGTCACTTTCTAAACAACTGTTCATCCATTTTTCTAATTTAGCTTTAACTGTGTCGTCTCTAGTATAGTCAGTAGCAGTTAAGGAAAGCGCACTAAGCGTTGGTTGATTGTAATCTTCGTGTAAACGGAAGTCTAATCCTACACTAGTATATTCAGGTTTGTGAGTAATATAAATTTTATTTGCGCTATCAGGAATAATACCTAAGAACGGCCAATCATCTATGTCATTTACTGTCGAAGAAATCTCTGCTAGTGTAGTGTTACTGCTTAGATTAATACTTCTAACAGGAGTCACATTAGCTGTGCTAGGATTTAAATTAGGCGAAAGCAAACCGGTTATATTTCCTGTTGCTGGAGCAGTTGGATCTATAAAGAAAGTGTTTGGAGTAACAGGTGACAGCACACTGAATGTGGCATTAGCAATTGCTGAAGTATTAGAAGATGTAACATTTGCTTGGTCAACACTACTATATCCGTGTAGTGAGCTAAAAACTTGGACCCTAGTGTTACCAGTAACATCGTTACCATAGTTAATATATTGAACATTTGCGTTTGATAAGAATGGTGAGGCGCCTGTATTAAAAGTAATTACACCTGTTGCGGGGTCATTTGCTACTACAACTACTTTACCTGATAGTCCGCTGGTATTACTACCATCAACAATTAAAATATTTGCACTTTGGCTTACACCGTCAAAATTTCCAGTAAGGGTAACAGTAGTATTGGCTCCTGTTCCTGCGGCATTAGCTGTAACTGATCTTGCTATGCTAAACGCATTTGCAGGCATTACTACAGTTACACTAGGTGTTACGTTACTAAATTGTGAGATTTGAAACACCTTACCATTTAGATAGCCTACTGTATTGTCAACATAGATATAATTATAAGGGCCAGCTACATTATATGTAGGTACAGTTCCCACTGTGAATACAATGTTAGCAGTATTAGGTGTAACATTGGAACTTGCACTCCAATCACTTCTACTCAACAGTAAGTTACCTAGCGAAAGACTGGTTGGTGAATCTATTTCACCACTGTCTGCGTTAACCGCAATGTGTTTATTCTGCAACCCAATAAAACCTGTGCCGGTTGTAGAACTCACTGTGATTAATTCTCTAGGAATTTGTCTATATGCAGGAATACTATATGCAGTATAAAAACTTGGGAAAGCTTTGGGGCCAACATTATATAAAGAAATGTTTCCGTTTAAGGCAGTATTACTTTGTACAGTAATACCTTCGATAGCTTGAATAATTGCTGTATTGCTGTAGTAGCATATTGTAACTTCTTCAGAAGCAAGCGGTGCTGATCTAAATGTTACAATATGAGTATTTGCAGCTGATGTATTTGCTGCAAAGCTGTACTCGTATGCCGCGGCTGGTGTAGTATTACTGCTATCGCCCGCAATCCTTACTCCGTTCTTATTAACAATTAAGTCCGCAGCTTTGAACGGTAAATTTGTTTCAGCATTTAACAGATTGTTAGGAACAAAGGTTAGTGTATTTGCTGTTGTTACGCTAACATTATTTGAAAGGGTGACAGTATTACCCGAAATTGCTTCTACAGTAATAAAGGTGTTAACCGCTGAACCAGTGACAATATCTCCTACTGTAATATATGCGTTAGGTGCTGCTGATAGTGTAATTACATTAGATGTAATGTTTGCGCTAGGCACGGCTGTAGTGCTCACCAATGTGTTAGAAGGAAAAACTTTTAAACTAGAACTAGTAGTTGTATTTGAACTAGGTAGGTAGCTTACTGTTTTAGTAATGCCATCAAAAAAGCCTTTTCCGTACTTTTTAAATGGAACGGTAAAAGCAATAATGTTATTGTTAGCAATACTAGAAGTAAAATCCTTAGCACCGACTGTGGTTTCAAAAATACTTTGTGTATTATAACCACCACTGATTGCGTCACTAGGATCAGCGCCAATAAACACCTGACGGGTGTCATAAGCGAATCCAAGTTCCCCCGGACGTAAAGGTTGCGGAAGGTCTTGCTTTAGACCCCTGCGATTTTGAATACGGGAAATAATTACTTTGTTGTTATCTTCAGCCACTGTTAAGTCTCCTAACGCTTAACAGTATTTATCACTTTGTGTTCAGCGGCTGTAGTATTGTGCTACCCGGTCAGCCCATAGACTGCAATAGTGATCAAACTCAGCATCTTTAATAACGTAGTCACCGAATTTAGATTCCCTGTCTACCATTAAAATACTTACTTTGCGAATATTTGTACCAAACATTTCATTGTGTGCTAGTGCATATGCACAGCCTTGTAGGAAGTAGTCCTCAATCCATTCGCGCTTTTTCAACTTCTTAGCCGTCTTAAAGTCAATAACACTATCTTCGCCTTCGTAGATACCAATCGCATCAGCAGTACCAGCATACAATCCCCGAGCAATGAGGCCCACTTCTGTACCCCATAGTTCGTTAACTTTGCCTAGCCCCTGATTAATCATCACTCGGCTCATACTACCAGCTAGCACACTAACTAGGTTAGTGCCAAAGTTGTCCCATTCTTCACCTAGAATGTATTTTTCTAGCGCATTGTGTACTTTCGTACCTAGCCCTGCGGCTTGTTGGGTTTGACGATTAGCTTCTTCCTCACCGATGCGTTTCTTCCACGCAATAAGGTGAGTCTTGTCAGCAGTGCTGTCAAGGATAGTGGTTACACTGGGTACAGGTGCGTCATCTTCGCCTACATACTGTCGACCAGCGGGCGTTTGTAATCTTTTTAGTTGTGGATAATTATATTTGTTTATAAGCATGTCTTATTATAACATACTCAGCTAGTGTTGTCAAATTTTATTTAAAAAATGGTAAAAATAATTTTACTTTATCGATGTACTTCTGCAAATATTTTGCTTGAAAGTTTTTAGCAAATTGTGGTTGCGGGAAGTTCCATCCGATAAATGCGCCAACTACAATCCAAAATAATGTCTCTAACATATCGATACCTCTTTAACTACCAACTAATGTTCCACTGTATTGTAGCATTGGTTGTAGAGTTTGTTGTAATATTTACTCCGTAACCTAAGTCAACAAAATAGTTCTTTACATAGTTAATTTGATCTAACTTTGTAGGATCGCTAGTAACACCGTTATATACAAAATAGTAAGCATTACTATCTGTCATTGCTGTGCCACTAGATACATTAGCGTATAATATGCCTGCATCAATATTGCCCAACACTGCGCTTTCAATACTGCGAACTTCGTCGTGTATAATACTGTTATTGCGAGTATTCAATCTAGCTTGTGTAGCAGTAACAAAAATATTTGCCATTACAGATCCGCCTTAATATCTTGCATGGCTTGATCGCCAGCCATAGCACCTACATCACGTGTCTGTTCTGCGTCTGTATTCATGTCCGCAGGAAGTTCACCTTGCGGAACAATCTTCTCTGCATCCACACTACTAGCAAATCCGCTTTGATCAACGGCTTGAATGAGTTCATCTGTTGATGTAACATAGCCTTGCTTTGCTAATAAACTTTTAAATTTTTCGGTGTTAATTTCTTTAATGCCCTTAGACATATAGCGAGACATAAGGTCTTGCACAGCAACAATTAAATCGCTGTAGTATCCTTCTCTAAGAACGATATCGCGAATTAACATCTTATACTTCTGCTCTACCTAAAGGCTCTTCTTCCGGGCCTGCTGCTGCCGGCTCGTTAACGTCCATGGCAGGCTCTTCTTCTGGCATATCTGGTTCAGCTAATCCGCCGGTGCCTAGTTCACCAGTGTCACCTAAGCCGCCGACCATTTCTTCGCCAGTCATTGACCCAACTGCGCTGTCGAGTCCTGCCTTAACACTCTTAGTTGCTTCTATGTGAGTGGCTAGTAAACCATTTACACTATCAACAAAACTCTGTGCTGCTTGTGCGCCCATTTCGCCGCGCATCTTATCAGCAATTGCTGGAACGTCTTCGTTCATCATACGACCGATACGTTCAATTTGATCTTGTACATCGTCAGCTAGGGCGCGAACTGCCATTACAACTTCTGCTTG